CTATGAAAACAATTAAAGAAACAGCAACAGTAAACTATTTAGGATTTGATTTTGATTTAGAAGGTAATTATACACCTGAAGAAAATTCAACTTATGATTATCCGGGTAGCAGTTCAGAATTTGAAATAACAGAAGTAAGTTTAAACGGAACAGATGCAGAAGAACTTATACATAGATTAGATGCTTGGGATGATTTATGCTTATTAGCAATAGAAAAAATAGAAAGTTAATAGAT